CATTATAACAACGGCGACATAGAGGCCATTGAGGCTATCCGTGCGGCACTAGGGTCGGAAGGCTTTAAGGCTTACTGCCGTGGCACAGCTACTAAGTATCTCTGGCGGATGCCCCACAAGGGCAACGAGGGCCAAGATGCACAGAAGGCGATCTGGTATCTCAATAGATACCTAGACGAACTCTAATGAAGCGTAGGGGATCTGTACGCCAAATAAAGCGTAGAGACCCCGCCTCTTTTCTCAAAGCAATGGGTGCATTCCGCACCAAACAATACGCAGACAAGCGTAGGAAAACCGGACGAAAATCAAAGCATAAAAAGGATGATGCATGATCACACAAGACGATATTAACTACTTCAAAGAGTTTGATGATTTAACTCTTAAAACCTATCAGGCAGAGTGTGCTACTACTGCCATTTATGACAGCCAATTCAACGTATTATACCCTCTAATAGGTCTAATAGGTGAACTGGGTGAGTTCTGTAACAAATTTGGTAAGGTACTGCGGGATAACAACGGCGATATTACCCCAGAACTTTTAACGGAAGCTGAACTGGAACTGGGCGACAGTTTCTGGATGTTTATGCAGCTTCTTACTGGCTTGGGTCTCTGTTCAGAGAAGGTAGCCAAAATCAATTTAGCAAAACTTAAAAGCCGCAAAGAGCGGGGAACACTACGTGGAAAAGGGGATTTTCGGTGAACGATAATTATTTAACAACAGACTACTCTCGCTTTATTGCAGTATCTAGGTATGCTCGCTGGCTCGAAGAGGAAGGTCGCAGGGAGACGTGGAGCGAGACTATAGAACGCTACATGGATAATGTAGTGAAGCCTCTGCTAGGAGATGAAGATAAGGGTAGCAATTCACCCTTGCACCAAATCAGAGAAGCCATGCTATGCCTAGAGGTAATGCCCTCAATGCGGTCACTAATGACTGCGGGGCCAGCCAGTGCTAAAGACAATACGTGCATGTATAATTGCAGCTATCTTGCGATAGATGATCCCAAAGCATTTGATGAAGCTATGTACGTGTTGCTGTGTGGAACGGGCGTTGGGTTTAGCTGTGAGAGACAGTACATCAATAAGCTGCCAGAGATACCTGAAGGTATGTATCCTAGCGAAACTACCATTGTAGTGCGTGATAGCAAGAAGGGATGGGCAAAGGCGTACCGTCTTCTTATCTCGATGCTTTATGCGGGTGAGATACCTCAATGGGACGTAGGGCTAGTCCGTCCAGCGGGTTCACGTTTGAAGACCTTTGGTGGACGTGCCAGCGGTCCCGCTCCTCTAGTAGATTTATTTAACCACACAATAGCAGTGTTCAAGGACGCCGCAGGTCGCAAGCTATCATCCTATGAGTGCCACAGCCTAATGTGCAAAATAGGTGAGATAGTTGTCGTGGGGGGCGTTAGACGCAGTGCGCTTATCTCGCTAAGTAACCTGTCGGATGACCGTATGCGACACGCCAAGAGCGGCGAGTGGTGGAATACGGCTCCTCACCTGGCCCTAGCAAACAACTCCGTGGCCTATACAGAGAAGCCCAATGCCATGTCATTTTTACGTGAGTGGACGGCACTGGCTGAGAGCGGGTCTGGTGAGCGTGGTATCTTCAACCGTCAGGCGGCAGCTAAACAGGCAGCTAAAAACGGACGTAGGGAAGAGTATGATCACTTTGGTACAAATCCATGTTCAGAGATCATCTTACGAAGCGGTGGCGTATGTAATCTAAGCGAGGTTGTGATACGTGCCACGGATACGCACAAGGACTTACACAGAAAGGTTAAGATAGCTACCATCATAGGTACTATACAGTCTACCTATACTAAGTTCCCCTACCTGCGTAAGCACTGGTCCCGCAATGCTGAAGAGGAGCGTCTTTTAGGGGTATCTCTAACGGGCATAATGGACAGTAAGATTACGAACGGTTCCACAGCGGGACTAGAGCGGCTACTGGAAGACCTCAAGCAGACGGCTCTGGATACAAATGCAATCTGGGCAGATAAGCTAGGAATAGAACAGAGTGTGGCTATAACATGCGTTAAGCCAAGTGGTACTGTATCACAGCTAGTGGACAGTGCCTCTGGCATACATCCACGCCACAGCCCGTTCTATATTAGGACTGTGCGGGGTGATAACAAAGATCCACTAACGCAGATGATGAAAGACGCTGGCATACCTAATGAGCCAGAAGCCTTTAATCCTGATCAAACTACTGTCTTTAGCTTCCCTATGAAATCACCACTTGGGGCGGTAATCACAACAGATCGCACTGCGCTCCAGCAACTAGAGACGTGGCTAATATATCAGAGACACTGGTGTGAGCATAAACCATCGATCACAGTCAATGTTAAAGATAGTGAGTGGCTAGAGGTGGGAGCCTTTGTGTACAAGAACTTTGATGAAATGAGTGGTGTATCCTTCCTACCATTCTCTAACCACACATACCAACAAGCTCCATACCAAGAGTGCGGAGAGTCTGACTACAAAGAACTACTGAGCTTAATGCCCAAATCAATCGATTGGTCAAAGCTTTCTGAGTACGAGAAGGAAGACACTACCGTATCTTCACAAACGATGGCTTGCAGCGGAGATTCCTGTGAGCTCGTAGACATTTCAGCATAAGGAGTACCACATGTCTAATACACCAAGTCGCTATGAACCAATCAGAATAAAAGGCTACAGTGCTTTTTATGAGGGAAAGTTTGAAAATCCATATCCCCCAGAAGCTATTACTAGCAAAGAATGGGAACGTGGATTTAATGATGCATGGTTTGAGAACCAGAAGAAGTATGCATAAGCACTTTAGTGAGCGGGATCACCGTATAAATGACGAAGCCGCCAGAGGGTCCGCAAAGTCCTTCTGGTCGGCAAAAGGATACACAGTAACAGACAACCCCAATACCTACGGGGTTGATCTAATAGCAGAGAAAGATAAGAGGCGCATATATGTAGAGGTAGAGGTAAAGCATACGTGGCACGGCATAGACTTTAAGTACCCCACCATGCATCTGCCACTACGCAAAGCTAAGTTTCTGGATAAGCCTACAGTGTTTATGATCTTCAATTCATTCCTCAGTCATGCCGCCTTAATAGGCAGGAAAACAGTGCAGAGTGCAGATATAGTGGTGGTGCCGAATGTTAAAGTTTCTATGGGTGAGAAGTTTTATAGCATACCCGTAGAAAATGTTAAATTTGTTTACACTTTAACATAAAAAAGCCCCCTTGGTACTTGACCTTGGGGGCTGCATTACTTATATATTAATTGTTCAGTTTGGTCACTGAATTATTAACTTTATGTTTTGTTTGGGAAGCCCCGTCAGTTAGTTCTGGCGGGGTTTTCTTTTACTCGAAGCCCTCTGGTGGATTAGCATCTAGTAGGGAGTCCCTTACGTTGTTTTTAGCACTATTTATCATGCCTATGGTACGCTCTAAGTTCGTTCTCTGCCCCTCGTCCTTCTCTTCCCGTGATTGTACACGTAAGTTAACTAGTGACGCTGCCCAGAACAGGTCTCTAGCCTCACCTATCTTACTTGGTGCTTCTTTACGTGCAACCATCCTTAGAAGGTTGCTAAACTCTTTAGGTGCAGCAAATATGCTTTGTCTGACCCTCTCTCCCGTGACACGCTGTAGCTCCTCCATAGCCTTTATCTGTTTAGATGATAGGTTACGTGCTCCCGCAGCGGTTGGGTTCATATAACCCAAAGTTAGTAGAAAAGTAGAGCCCATAGCCTTACCTATCTGAAGGCGGGGTGCCGTATCGGACCCTACCGGAACAGCCCTAATACGCTCGTATATTGACGTGTCCTCTAATACACTAAGTGCATCTTCAATGTCAGATACTACATGAGGCTCGTCGTTAAATGTGCGCCTAATGCCTTCTAGGGTGCTATTAGAGGTTTCCCCTCTAATCTGTGTAAGCTTAGAAAATCTTACGTCTGGTATGCCTACTGCCGCAGGGGATGCGGGGTTAAAGGCTAGGTTTTCTAAAGCGGTTAATACCGCACCCTTAACAGCCTTCCTAGCTGCTTCTCTCTTTGATGGGTCGGGTATCTTATCAATTTGCTCCTGTAGAGCAACCATCCTGTCTCCGGCATTCTTGCCATTTAACATTTCGGTTATTCTCTGCTGCGCTGTTGTAGTGGGTGTGGCAGTAGCAATAGCCTCAAGACTATCTTCAGAGCTTTGGAATAATTGCCTAATAATAGTGTTATTAAATTGGTCCTTCTCTTTTTCTGCCATAGCCAGTAGCGCTTTAGCTTGTTCTAACTCGCTTGCAGATGTTTCCTGAAGTCTCTTAATTCTTTGTGCCGCTTCCTCAATCTGTTGGTATTGGGGGTTTCCGGCATCTTTAAGAACCTTTGCATACTGGTCGAAGGATTCTAAGATCATGCT